CCTCCATAAAAGTCATACCAGAGCCACCTGCAAGACATCGGCTAGAATCAGTTCGAGTGTCCATAGGCGGGTCAGCATTATACCAAGCACTCCTAGAATCTTCCTGGGTAGCTGGTTGCGCACCAACACCGGGTAACTTAAAACCCTCTGGTATAGGCACGGGGGGCTTAACCACAGTCTCATCAACTGCAGGCTTAGCCTTTTCACCGGGCAACACAAAACTATCTGGTATAACCTTCGGGGCTTCGGGCACTGGAACATCCATAGGCGCTAAAGGCGCTGCCGCGGAAGATTTCTCCTCATCACCTCCAGTAGAAATCAAGGTAGTTTTCAACATCTTCATAGCCGGGGAACGAGCCATTGTGATCAGAACAACAATTAATAACAACAGTATTGTGTTCTTTCCCGTTGCTACCGATCTAATTTTCCGTTTCACTCTAGACAGGCATGCTCGCAAAAACGCAGTCCTCGTAAATCCTCCCCAAGCAAAAATGCCGAAAAAGACTGAAAAATCACAAATTGAACTATAAGCCCCACTGCACAGACGCGAGAACATCCAGTACGGTAAATAAAAAGAATCTGTTACTGAACAGGCATCTCGTGTGGTGATAAACCACTGCTTGCACAAGGAAACTAAAAGAAAGAGTGCTGCAAACAACCAAAACAAATGGTAAATGAAGTGACATATCATGTAATAACAAATCTTATAATAGTCAATATAACCAAAATAATGGAGAATAGACCAACATAGAGAGAAAAGAATCCCTCCTACTAACAAAGAATAGTTATCAACTGTTTGTACAGCTTCCTTCTGTCGTTTCTTCTCCTCCTCCTCAATTTCTTCGGCAGACGCAACATCGACATCATCAATATGCACATAATCTGTAGAACAGGGAAGAGCAGTGGGAATAAGTCGGCCAGTACCAAGCAAGCGAGTCGCCCACGTAGCTGGTTGTGCTGATAAAGCCGGACCCGGCACAGCAGCCGCTGAAGCAGGGGCAGAAAATCGCGGACGAAGCAATGCGTCCATGGCTGGTTGGCACACTCCTAGGCAAAATGGTAATTTGCAAAATTCACACAGGTCAAGCTTCTTGGCACCAGTATGTGCCTCCATCACTCTCTTCTGTGCCTTCATATGTTTATCGAATTCGTCCTTCACATGCGCTAAATAATCTCGCAAGCTAGAATCACCATTAAAAACTAAGAAGGGAGTGGGATTGATCTCATCCCCTGTCTCATGAATAGTAAAATCCCAATAAGGTGGGAACTGCTCATTATACACACCATCGCCCATTCCAGGGGTTGCAGCGACAACATCCCAAAAACGTCTAATCTTTCCGGCGTCAAGCCGCCCTGATTGATCGGCAAAAGCAGGCTTCACAGACATCACCGTCCACACATGGAAGCGACGATACACAGCTGCAGGAAAAGAAAAAATTGTGTGAGCATTTAAGTCAAAC